TTTACTTTTAATAATATTTTACTTTTAATAATATTTTATTTTATTTTTTAATTTTATTTATTTGTTTTATTAACATTTTTTCAGATTTTGGAACACGTTTTCCATTACGAGTTATAGTTAAACGAATATGATATTTTTTACACTTCTTTTTTAATGAACTTGAAACTTGTTTACTTTTTTTTCTTTTACCAAAAGAAAATTTATTTGCTGCTTTTGCTGCTTTTCCTGCTGCTATTGCTGCTGCTATTTTTTCTTGTACTTCTGCTTTTGCTGCTTCTGCTGCTTCTTTTTGTTTTTTTATTTTCTCTACTTCTTCATTCTCTTTTTGTAATCTAGCTTCTATTTTTGCTGCTTGTGCTGCTTTTTCTGTTGCTTCTTTTGCTTGTTTTATTTTTAGTTCTCCTTGTTTTTCTATTTTTGCTGCTGCTTTTTCTGTTGCTTCTTTTGCTTTTTTTCTAATTTTTTCTATTTCAAGTTTTTGTGCTTCTGCTTTTGCTGCTTCTGCTTTTACTGCTGCATCTTGTGCTGCTTTTAGTGCACGTTCATCATTCCTCTTAAATGGATTTAAGCTATTTCTTTGTTCGTTATTTACTAATAGTTCTCCTTGAGCCATTAGACCTGCATCTATTCTATCTTGTTTTTGTTTTTCTTTTGTAGCTGCTACATTTTGTTTAATAACTGCACGTGTTAATAAAGGATTATCAAGTAACATTTTTTCTTTTTCATCGTTTGTCGCATTATTATATTTTTTTAATTCTTCATCTGCTGCTGCTGCTACTGCTGCTCCTAGTTTTGCTTTTAATTTTGCTCTTCCTGATGCTGCTGCTGCTGCTGCTGCTGCTGCTTTTGCTGCCGCTTCTGCTGCTTCTGGATCTGCTGCTTGTTGTGCTGCTTGATGTGCTTTTAATTTTTCTTCTATTAGTTTTACTTGTAAGTCTGCATCTTGTACTGCTGCCGCTGATGCCATTCTTTCTGCTTTTGCAGTTGCTTCTCCTTGTTCTCTATCAAAGTTTGAAGCATACTCACAATATTCTTGTCCATTAGAAAAATGTAGTGTTTTGAAAGGTGGGCATGTCATAGATGACTGTGTACCTTCTTTTCCTTGAATAATATTTGGTATACTTAGGTCACCTGCAGGTGTTCGACCATTAATACCTAATTGTCTTTTTGCTTGTTCAAGGTGTTTATTTGTAGCTGTTCTAACACCACCTACATCATGTTTGTGTGCTAGATATGCAGCACCTCCTAATGCCGCAGCGCCAGTTACACCTATTGCTATATTTCTGATCAATTTTCTTCTTTTATTTCTTTTATGTAATGCTGCTGCTTTACCTTCAACAGATAGCTCATCTACTCCAAAACGTGAATTCCTTCCAGTTACTTTTGCAAGATCTCTGTAAAGTGTTTTTAAAGTTAAACGTACCATTTTAATTTACAAATATTTTAAATTTACAAATATTTTAAATTTACAAATATTTTAAATTGATGGAATAAATTCCCACCTTAAATCATTACAAATTCCTTTCCAAATGAGGTCATGTTCATATAGTTTTTCACGACTTTTTAATAAAGGAAAACAATTTAAAAATTCATCTTTGTTTAACAATTGAAACATTTTATAAAAAACATAATTATAATTTAAAAAATTTTTACGCTGTGGACATATTTGCATACGGTATTTTTCAAAAGGAATTTGAGTTTCATCAAACATAATTTTTAATTGTTTTTCCAATTCAGGTGTTAATTTAGGTGCAGGAAGTCCACAAAATTCATTTATTATAGTTGGGATATGTTCATAGTATTTATTGTATTCAAGTTTTCGTAAATACACTTTTACTAATTCCGGTGTAAATAATTTTGGATTGGTTATATTGTATTTTTTAAATTCTTTAGCGAGTTTTTGAATTATTATGGGTGGTATTGTTGTATTTTCCTTTGCTTGGAGTTGGTTTAAACATTCTTGAAAGTGATTGTTACGTTTATAATTAAATATATTAACTTGTTCTATATTTTCAGTAAATACTTGCCCACCTCCATTATCTACTAGTATAGTATGATTTGTTAAACCACATTGTGTACATATTTCAGAACTTAATTTATTATCAAAATAATAACTATCGCATCCACATTTATTACAAATGTATTTTTCATTTTTGTTAATATGGATTTCCTTTAATTCTGGATTAAATTTTTGTATATATTGATTGTATAATTCAGTTTTTTTTGTATTAATACTTGCATTTACAAATGAATCCATAACACCCTTTTGTAAACTTTCCTCAAAAGATTCTGTTCCATAATTTTTAATTGTTGAAACAAATTCCAAAAGGTAATTATTTAATTCTGTATCATTATTTATATTATCTATCTTTATTTCTAATTGTTCTATTTGTTTATTTAATTGAAAACGTGTATCAAGGTCATTTTCAATTTTTATTTGGTTTTTACATTTCTCCAATTTTAAAACGTATTCATCAAATTTACATTTTTCAGATTCAAAATATTCTAAACGTTTTTCATATAGGTCATAAATATTTGTACGTGTATCTGATAGTGCATCCTTTTTAGCAACTTTAAAATTTGCCATTATTAATTAAAAATATTTATTCTTTAATCTATTTTAAATTTTTTATTTTAAATTTTTTATTTTAAATTTTTTATTTTAAATTTTTTATTTTAAATTTTTTATTTTAAATTTTTTATTTTAAATTTAAAATAGTAGTATTAATAAAATGAATAACGGACAATTTTATCCAATTAACGAACCCTACGGATATTGTCTTTTACCACTTAACGCACAAAACCGTGATCAAACCAGTAGTGAATTTTATGGAGATGGAGTACATCTTACTAATTGTATTCAAAAACTTGTCCAACCACCAGAAGTTATTGGACCGCAAAATTCATCAAAAGTTAATTCCATGGATCAATACTTTTTTAACCAAACTAACAAACCATATGGTGTTACTTCACAAAGTTATTTTGATCAACCTGCACAAGCAGATTCACAACCTATACAACCAGATGTATCAAAAGAAAACAGTTATATTTCACTTGCATCAAATTCTTTACATATTGCACCTGACACTCTCATGAGTATATTTTTTTCGGATTCCAATATTAATCATTTACGAAACGCAGTTGTAGAAAAAGTACAACAAGTAACTGCGCAATCTGGTGTTGCAGGTGATAACAAAGGTGTTACAATTAAACAACCAAATATGGATGATATGTTTTATTATATGGTCAATATATACCAAAATTATAAAGTATATAATGGTTCCATTTGTTTTGCCAACCTTAGAAATAATACAAACATTAAAGCAGAACTTATTAAACTCAATACCAACCTTTTACAAGACTATGTCTCTAAAATGGTATCTCAAATTAATATGTACATTTATTATTATAAGGATGCTTCACAACTCCCACAACAATTAAGTGTACCACTTTTAACTTCTATGAAAGGTTCAAAGACTCTCGAATACAATAACGGATTTACATCTGGAAATAGTATTGGAATTGCATCTTTCAACGAAGTTGGAAATATATTTTAAATTGGAAATATATAAACTTTCAACAAAGTTGGAAATATATTTTACGTTAAAATTACGTTAAAATTACGTTATTCAAAATAACTTCCCTGCATCATTGGTTCAGATCCCATAGTATCTTTATATTTTAATGCTAAATATGAAACTAATGAAACAATTATACCTGGAAAAATAAATTTTATTGGTTTTTCTTTTTTATCAGGATCTTTTGATAATGTATACATTGCGTAACTTGTAACTATAAAAAGTATAATTGGTCCTACTATTATAATATTCATTTAGTTTTTAAACTTATAATTTTATTTTATTTTAAACGAATTAAAAAAATGAATATTTATTTTTTTCTTTGTGACGGTGTTCTGAACGGTGTTCTGAACGGTGTTTGTCACGGTGTTCTGAACGGTGTTTGTCACGGTCTTGTGAACGGTCTTGTGAGTGGTCTTGTGGTCGGTCTTGTGGTCGGTCTTGTGAATGATGTTTTGGAATGTCTTCAGAACCAGAATCAGAATCTGATCCAGAATCTGAACCAGAATCTGAATAAGAATCTGATGAAGAACCTGATGAAGAACCTGAATAAGAATCTGAATCATATTCATTTTCGTGCGTAATAATTGGTTGGTTTGGTTGTGGTGTCTGGTTGATTGGAAGAGGGTTGTTTACAAATGGTTCAACTGGTTGTGGTGTCTGGTTGGGAAGTTGGAACGAAGATAGTCCATTAATATGTAAATTCTTTGTTGTATTTTCTTCAGGTTCTTCGGGTTCTTCGGGTTCTTCATTTATAACTTTATTATTATTAAGTAAATCACCTTCAGAATCAGATTCAGATTCAGATTCTTCTGAATCGGTGTATTCCGCATTATCATCAAGAGCATTTTTAAGATACTCTTGAAGAATATGATCAAATGGCATCATTTTACGTATGGATTCCTCAATTGCATCGTAAATTATTTCTCTGACGTATTTTTTATTTTTTTGAATTTGGTTGAAATCTCCATTTTTATGGTAAAAGAGTTTGGGATCATAAAATATTTGTTGTGCACATTCAATATAAACAGAATGAACAAATATTTCACATGTTGGTATTTTTACTTTGATATTATCATTATTTCCCTTTAAACGAATGCTTGCTAAAATTTTTACGTTTGAAACAAAAATTGCAGTTACAATATCCATGATATATGGACATTTTCTTTTAATACGTTTTGCTTCTTCTTGTAAAATAGTTTGGTTCCATGTAAGAATATCTTTTAAAAATTGTTGGAATGTCCAAATTATTTTTTTACCCTCTGAAACCTTTACTGCATCTTGGTATATACTATTTACACCTTGTATGATTAATGGACACATTATTGATTTTAATTGTTCTATATATTCATCTCGTGCAGCAACAAGTACGGAAATATTTAAATTTTTACTCATGTTTAATAAAATGCTGTTATTTTTAAAAATAATTATTAACGAATTAAAAATACCGTTAAAGGTAAATGGTAAATAAAAAAAAGAAAGAAAAAAAAAAGAAAGAAAAAAATGTACACACACATGAACATACATTCCATGAAAACGACAAAATTTTTACAATTGAACAACCCAATCAGTGTAAATTAAAATTTAATATACCTGTGAGTATGGTCAATGAAATAAATGTAAAACTTAATGAAAATCATGAAATATCGGGTGTAATTCATTGTGATAACAATAATAATGTTATAGGTATGAAAACTGAAAAAGGTAATGCAGATTCTGTACACACACCCAACAATGTTATTAATTTCCATACACATCCAATTAGTGCATATAATAATGGAGATACTGTATGGGGATGGCCATCTGGTGAAGATATTCGAGAAACCATGAAATTTGCATTGGCAGGAAATAAAGCACATCTTGTATTTAGTGTGGAGGGGTTGTATACAATTCAAGTATCACCATGTAAACTTCGTAAAATGAAACAACTCTTAAATGATGAAGAACGAGGTATTCTTATTTTTGTTATTGAAGAATTTTTCAAAACAACACATAACTTTCGAGGTGTGGAAGAAGTCAACGATCTTACAAAGAAAAATGTATATATAAATCCATACTCTTACGTTGATTTTGTTAATACATTTGATCTTGTTAATTTACTAAATGCGAAACGAATTGTTCATCTGACTCCAAAAACAGAACACGTCAAAAACATTGGTCATACTGGTATCCATGGAGAAGAAAATATTAATAAATATGGGGAAGGAGATTCAAAATTTACTCGAATACCAAATGTTGGATTTCCTGATGTTCGTGGTGGAAAAATAGTTAATCAGTCAATTGATAAATATATAAACACAGGTGATCTTAAAGAACTTCGTAAAATTGATACAAATGGTGAAGAAGATTCTTTTCGTATTAAAAATATAAATACTCTTATTGAAAGATTAAATGAAATTCTTAAGAAATTTGATTCTAAAGAATGTAACATAACATGGAATAATAAAAATAATTCATGGTTTTTTGTTAATTTTTTTCCATCGAATAATTATCGTCAAAAAACTTTTATCAATGGTACTACATTTGTAACACCAAATAAAAATATACAAGTAACAACTGATATAGAACCATTTATCAGAGTCTTTTCAGATAAAAAGGAAGGGTGTACTGTCAATCAAATAGCACACACAAATAAATTTAGAATTGGTAGTATGAAATTTACAAGTTCTTGTAACCGTGACAGTAGCCACTTTTGTGGGTTTGGAAAAAAATACAATAATAAAAATAATAATAAAAATAATAATAATAAAATGCGTTCAACTTTAAAAACACTTTTAAAGGATCTTGCAAAGGTAACTGGAAGATCTTGTGGGTTTGGTATTTATGATTGGGAAAGATCTGAAATGTATGGTCCAGTGTATCTAGATGTACCAGCATTAAGAGAATTCATAAAAAAAACGGAAGCAACAGAATCTGATTTTACATTAACTGATCTTTCTCAAGAGTTGAGTCAACACCGTGGAAATGATATTACAGATGGAGATATAAAATTAATCGAACTATTCTCAAAAAGTAAAAAATATAAAAATTTAAAATTAAGGGAAATTTATAGTGGAAAATTGGATCCATTAGATATGAAAGCTCTAAAATATGCAAAATATAGAAATTATTAATTATAATCTTGTTCATTTTGGTAAACATCGTAGAAGAAGATTTTAATTTCTTCTCGGTTTATTACCATTTACCCTTTGTTGTCTTGGTGGTGGACGAATAGGGTATAATTGTGCCATAGTAAGTAAATTTTCCATTAAAATAAAAATAATTAATAAAGTTATTTTTATTTTAATTTTTTAAACAAATTTTAAAAAATGTTTAACGAGCAGCAACAAGACCACCAGTTGGATCACCCAATGTTGTATATGTTTTATTAACATATGGATATGCTTTATCCATTGCTTCTTGATCATGTTGGAAGAGGTCATCAAGAGATCTATTTCCAGAATAAGATACACCTGGTTGGACCTTGTTGCTCTCTGTGTTAATGAGACCATATCTGTCATTACGTCCTTGTTTCCAGTTGATCATGGGATTGTAAATTCCGTTATCCATTCCCAAAATGTACGAATTATTTGATTCCGTGGATTTGTTGGGTTCCCATACAGGATTGTATCCACCTTGGTTGTATTCATTTTGTGGTAAATGAGTGATATTCATGTAAGAATAATCAGGTGCAGATTGGTTTGTATACAAAGCAGGAATTTCACCAGCACCTGTAGGATCCCATATAACATGAAGAGGATTGGTAAATAGTGGTGCAATTTGGTAACTTGCAGTATACCTGTTTTCAATTCCATCAACTTGTTTACCCAATAATTGAGAATAATCATGGAGACTTCCTCCATCTGTTTCCAAATTGTAATGAAGACGAAGTCCACTTGTTGTTGGTTCGCTAATACGACGGTATTGTGAAAATCTTTCTCCATTTGGAACTGCACCCTTAAAGGTACCAGGACCATCAACATTAAAATCAGGTCGTTGCCAAAGATTATCAACACGTACATCAGGATTTTGAAGTGCAGATTGGTTAATACCAGTTGGTGAAGCACCAGCAAAATAAGAATAATTTGTTGCAGACCTAAGTCCATAATTTGATGCTCCATTGACACGTACCATTTTATCACCAATTGGTGCATAATGAGGTAAATATGTTGAATACTCTGAATGTGCCTTTGTAATAGGTGCAATTGTTCCATCATACGTATACAATGTTGTTTCCTTTGTTGTTGGTCGAACAGGGTCTTGGAGACGATTCTTAAATTGTTTTTGTGTTACACCTACCACATTTGCCTGTGTTTCAATAGTTGCTGAAAGTTCACCCCTATCTGTTTCAACTGCATAAATACCCTCCCTAGTTTTTTGAAATCGTGGAAATGCAGTTTTGATATTTCCTTCGGGTATGGGATTTAGATTAAAATCTGAACGGGATTTCAAAGATAAATTGAAAGAATCATTGTATTTTGCTGTTTCAACGGATTGTGCGGGTGGTCCTGAAAATCTTGGTGGTCCTGTTCCAGGAACTGCCTGGTCAAATACACTACATCCAATTGAATTTGGAGTTAACATGTTATTTTGTGATGAATACATTTAATTATTGTTATTATATTATTTTTTAAAATAAATCATTAAAAAAAATAAGTTCATTTTTATTTTTTTTAATAATTGTTTAAATAAATGAATAGTAGTAATTTTAAAAACCTTAGTTGTCAAGTAGGTGGTTTAACACTTAATGGAAATGTTTCACAAGGAACTGGTATTTCCTTGAATGTACTTACCGTTAATGATCCAACTGTAGCACAAACACTTACTAAAACAATAACTGGAAAATTTGTGCAAATAACTATTAGTGGAACAGTTTATTATTTACCACTTTATCAATAAGTTAAACTAAGAAGTTCTGATTTCCATATTTGTGAAATTGTTGTACCACTAAGAACTGTTAATTCCTTTTTCATTTTTTCTGAATTATTTTTAAGTTCCTGAATTTTTTCTTCTGTAAGGGTCCATAACTTCAAGTCTAATAGATACTCATAACTATCATTTACTTTCAACAAATTGTGTTTGTCAATTTGTTGAATGATAAAATCTTTCTTTTTGTTGAACACTACTATTTTTTCATCAATAACAAGTTGTATAAATTGAATCTTAGAATCTAACAGTTCAAGGTCTGACTTTAAAGTTTTGATAAGATATTCTTTACGTTTGATATAATGTTGTTTACGAATTTGATAAAACCTATAAATAATTTCTTCAGGTGATTCTACTTTACGAATTTTACACTCTGCATCAAAAACATGCATATTTGTTGTATTGATGGTTGATGTTAATTTTAATTTTTTAATAACTTCACTTTTATCAATAAGTGTATCTATAACTGTTTTTTGCATAATTATTTTAAAATTAATGATTGTATCATCACAATTATTTTTATAATCTATTATTTCATTTGCTTCAATCAAAGTTTCTAAAAATTCTTTATAATTTTGTGTCCATTTACCAATTGGAAGTTCTGTTATTTCAATGGTTGTATCATTTATACGGGAATAGACACCAGTTGTTATAAACTTTCCATCTGACTCTTTTTCAATTATACCTTTAAAACCCCGATACCATGGATACATGCTTTTTTGTTCAGATCGTCCATCGCTATCAATTAAAATTTTTAAATTTGCAATAATTTCATCTGGATTGTAACACGGGATTTTTGTTGAATACCCAGTTCCAATTCCTTCAGATCCATTTACCAACAACATAGGTATAACTGGTATATAATACTTGGGTTCAATAAGCATACCATCATCATCAAGATACTCTAATAACTTATTGTCATGTTCATTAAATAAAACTTTTGTAATAGGCATAAGGTGTGTAAAAATATACCTTGGTGATGCTGAATCAGAACCTCCAAGAATTCTTGTACCAAATGCACCAGATGGATATAACAAATTAATATTATTTGAACCTACAAAATCTTGTGCCATATTGATAATTGTTCCTTGTAAACTTACTTCACCGTGGTGATAACTACTATGTTCAGAAATATAACCAGATAATTGTGCAACTTTGATATCTGTGTACAACCCTTTTTTAATACATCCATACAGTACTTTGCGTTGCGATGGTTTGAATCCATCCATCAAATTGGGAATACTCCTTTCAAGATCGGCAATTGAAAAATTAATAAGTTCATTATTAACAAATTGACTATAGGATTGTTTAACAATTGTAAAATCAAGTGTAGTATTTTTTCCTGTATTTTCTTTAATCCATTCTTTACGATTATCCTCAAATCCCTTTTTAAATGCCTTGATAAGGTCTGATTCTGTTCGTTCATCAATATTGTATACAATTGTTTGTTTTGCTAAATTAGTAAAATATGCTTTTGCCTCCAGTGCAGTACTTGTTCCCAAACCCTTGTAATATTTTATATTCCATCCATTCAATTGAGTTGTAGAATTTTTCCATTCAATAAAATCATTTTGATTGTAAAATGGAATAATTGTTTTACCCTTTGTTACTTTAACAATTGGTGTAATGATAGAAGAAATAAATGAATCAACCTTTAAAAGTGATGGCCAAAAGGAATGGATAAAGTTAATAATTAACCCTTTGATATGTGAACCATCACAATCAGCATCTGTAAAAATAAGAATACCACCATACCTGAGACTTTTCGTAGACGTATATTCCTTTCCTTGCTGAAGACCCAAAATCTTTTTGAGATTATTAATTTCTTCATTTTTAAGAATCTGAGCAGCAGTTGCATCACGAACATTGAGTAACTTACCACGCAATGGAAAAACTCCATAATAGTCTCTTCCAATAACTGAAAGTCCAGCAATTGCAGATGCCTTTGCACTATCACCTTCAGTGAGGATCAATTTGCACTTATATCCTTCACTTCCACCTGCTTTGTTGGCATCATCAAGTTTTGGAATACCTGTAAGACGAAATTGTTTCTTTCCATCTGTTTTTGATAAACTTTTATTTTCCTTTGCCTTTGCAATATCAATAACGTTTGCTGTAATACCTAATTTTTCAATTTTTTTTATAGTTTCTTCAGATAATTTAGCACTACTTCCAAATTTATTTATCTTAGTGACATGGTGTTCCTTGGTTTGTGATGAAAATGTTGGATTTTCAATCAAACAATTAACAAAAATAAAGATGTTATCTTTGATGTAGGAAGGACGAATGGTAATGTCTTTTGCTCGTTTCTCAATTTGTTCTTTGAGTGAGTACACAATTTGATTGACGATATAATCAACATGTGTACCACCTTCAGATGTACTAATACCGTTGACAAAGGAAACTTGAGAAAATTTGTCGTATGGATTTAATACTACTGCAATTTCCCAACGATCATTGAGTTTACAGTATACCCTTTGAGAGTCTGTAAATAAGTGTATAAAATCTTCAAAATTTTTAATTGCAATTTTTTTATTATCAAAATAAATACTAACATTTTTATTGGTAATGGCAGAACCTTCATACACCCTTGATAAAAAAAGTGAACGAGTATCTGGATCCATGCCAGTCATTCCAAAACGAGTGTAATCTGGAACAAATGAAATTTTAGTAAAACTTTTTCCCTTTTTTGCTTTTATTTTTGGTTGAGTTTTAACACTCATATTATTTTCCCATGTCTGAATAAAATGGGACGTACCATCACAAATTTCAACGGTAAATTTTTTAGAAAAGGCATTGGTTAACTTTGATCCATATCCATTTAAACCACCAACGGTACGTTTTTCTGTATCGTCATAATTTGACGATGTGTGAAATTCACCAAAAATAATTTCAGGAACGTACTTACCAAGTTCTTTATGGATTTCAACTGGTATACCCTCACCATCATTCATAATCGTAATCTCATTATCAATAAAAGTTACTTCAATACGTTTCATTGTTGTATCACGTTGAGAGTGATCGGTAGCATTGGTAAAAATTTCATCAAAAATTTTATACAAACCTGGACTATAACTCACAGTTTTACGAATAAACTTTTCATCAACAATAACCCAACGTTCAGCACTTACAAAATCAATATCACCAATATACATACCTGGGCGATGCAATACATGTTCCAACTGACTCTTCTTTTGATACGTATCTTCAATTGTTTTTTTAGAAACCATTAAATTTTTTAAAATTTTTTTTATTTTGTGATTTTTTCACAAAAGTTCCTGAATAGGTATACGGGTATTTCCTTAAATCAATTAAAATTATGTTAAAAAATTTAAAAAAATAAAAATGAATACTATTAAAAAAATTTAAAAAAAATTTAAAAAAATTATTCATTTGCAAATGCGAGTATGTCTGATGCAGTTCTTGGACCTGTGTATGTTTCTCCATTTGCTTTCATAATGGTTGGAAACCCCCTTACATTGTATTTTTTGACAAGTTCTGGGTATTCATCCGAGTCGATGAGCATGATTTTTCCCTTTCCTTGTGCAACTGCCTTTTTGAATTCATTCATGGATTTTTTACAATGTCCACACCATGTTGCATGGAAAATGAGAGTGCTGTCTGAGTTTATATTTTCAGGTTTAGTATCATCTGGCGAGTACGTTTCTGCTGAAAAATTATTTTTAAAGTGAGACTTGGAGCATAGTTTGATCATAATTAATACAAGGATACCGATAACAATAAATAATTTATTCATTTTATTTTATAAGATTATTTTATAAGATTATTTTATTTTATTTTTGCCAAAAAATTAATTTACATTAAGATTTAAATGTTTTAAAAGTAAAAATGCCTCGTTTAACTAGTTTAAAATTTGATGAAACTATTTTCCATAAACCCAACTATATGGGAAAAATTTTTATATATAATTCTCCAGGGTGGAATGTATTGTACCCAATAGTTGATATTATACGATTATTACCAAAACCAATGATACTGACACATAGTTATAAAAAAAATCAAGGTAATATAAAATTGTATGGTTCTCAGTATGGGCATTCAGTTATGGGCGTTGATTTAAAAACAAAAAATGATTATATTAATTATTTAAAAATGGTTACATTTGTATTTATATTTTCAGATGAGGAAGATCCATTTGCTTCGAATGTTATAAAATATTGTGAAGTTTCAAAAACACCTTTATTTTGTTATTCAAATATAGATAAACTTTATCACTTTGATACAACCAAAATAAAAGATCCACAAGATGTTATAGTAAAAATGGAATATATTAAAAATCAAACAAAACTTAATAAATTACATGAATTATTTCCAGAATTCGATATACTCGAAATCGATGAAAAAAAACCACCTGTTTTGGAAAATTGTTTAAAAATACTTAAAAAGTCGACACAACAAGAACAAGAAAAAAAGGTATATACAACAAAATTACCATTTGATAAAAATTTTAATAAATTAAAAAAGATAGAAATAAAGCGAGTTGTGTATGATGATGAATTACCAAAACCACCAACAACAAAAAAATTACTTTCACAATTTTTTAAAAAATAAAATCGAGTGCATTCAATGTATTTTTATACCCATTCATATAAATATTAAATATATCATCTTTTGATTGATTTAAATTTATAGTTTCATAATCATATCGTGAATCAAGTATTTTAAATGTAATTTTTTTATTTATATTATTATATTGTTTATTTAATAAACTTAACATACTATAAAGCAAACATAACATATTATTTTTATTTGGCATAGAATCACATGATAGGTCAAATGCTATACTATTTTCTTCATTTACTAAATTACATGGACAATTGTTACAAACAGCACCGTCATAATATATTTTATTATTTATTTCATATGCTGGAAATAAAAGAGGTAATGAACTACTTGCAATAATTGCATCAATTACTTTTATGTGAGGTGTAAGTATTTTATTGAAATATTCTACATTTATATCTGTTAAATTAAATGTTCCAACTGTAAATAAAATACCAGTTTTTTCAAAAAGTTGTAAAAAAGTACTTTCTGGATTAATTCTTGTTTTCATAATTTCCATTATAATTAATTTAAATTTTTTTCCCTGTAGTATAGATTGATTTGTAATAATTGAATCAATATCAATATCTAAATATTTTTTAATATCAAGTTCTAAAAAATAGTTTAAAATAAATGAATAATCAATTTGTAATAAATAAAATAAACCAAATATTGCTCCACAACTTACACCAATAATTTTTTCAATATTTTTAAAAGGTATTTTTTCATTGATTGCGCGTATGGAACCAATGTATGCCCATCCCTTTAATCCACCTCCACTAAAAATAATATTTTTTAAGACTTTTGTCATTTATTTTTAAAAGCATTTTACTAAACTAAATATTACGTAACACATCGTTATTAATTGGGAACATATTCGGGTGCAAGTGGTTTATTAATAAGTGTGATCATTATTTTTTTAAATTCATCTGTCATTTGTGATGGTAAAACGGGTATATATTTTTGACCAATATTTGTAAAAAACCAATATTCAATAATACCCACACCAATAAATATACCTAAAAGTTCAAATCCAAGTTTTTTAATTCCTGTACATTTATTTCCAAAAATTACAGGAAATATATTTATTACAAATGCAAGTAATAGTAAAATAATAATAACAATAATTATTTTTGAAAATAAATCATTATTAGTTTTATCTTGTAAAGGATCTGGGTATCCAGCAAAATTATTTGCCAATCCTTGAAAAAAAGATGCTATTTTACTATTAGGTGTATTTATAATATAATTTGTTACTCTATCCAATAAGAGTACTTGTGTTGGATCATTCATATTTACATTGAATAACTCTCCTAATTGATATCTAAGTAGCATCGGATCATTTTTATTTTTTATGATAGATTGTATAGTTTCTGGATTGACTATACTATTTAATATATTTATAAATTCTTTATTAATAGTATCACTGGTAAGTGGTGCTATAATTAATTTAAATAAAGCAAAAAGTATAATAAAAAGTATAAGACAGTGTAAATAAATATTATTAAAAAGAATATACTCTGAATTTATTGGTTGACAATTCATTTATAAATAATTTATAAATAATTATTATTTTATTTTATTGAGAAAATCCTTTACTAATATTTTCACAAAACTGTGCTTTAATTATATTGGGTTTCACTGCAACATAATTTACTGGTATGGTATTAAGAAATATATATTCAGTAATCATGATAAAAACTAAAATAATAAGTGATTCTTTAATAATTGGTTTTAATTGACCTGATGGAAACTTTATTATAAAAATAACCGTACAAATTACAACTATACCTATAATATTTTTTGTTTTATTTATTAAAAGAGTATTTGAATCATTAATTTGATTTGTTAGTTGGATATTCTCAGGTGTATTTGATTGAATTCCATTGATTGCATTAAGTAAAAATTTTTTTTTATCGGGAGTGAGTAAATGTAAATTTTCTTGAGCAATATTATTTACTAAAAAATCTACTTGATTTTGTACTATAACACCTTCTTTAGTTGAAGCATATGAAAAATAAAAAATTGATAAAAATATAAAAATAAACAAAACCTGAACAATAATTAATGTTATATATTTAATATCCATAAAATACTTTTTATAAAACAGTATTATTTTTTTTTGCCAAAAAATTAATTTACCTTCGTGAATATTTATTTGATTAAAAAAAATGAATTATATTACACTTGTTGGACATGTCCAATCTGGAAAAACACATGAAGAAATTAATTATTGTTATTTGAGTGTTAAACAAGGATACCCAGTTATTTTTTTAACAAGAAATATTAATGCCGATCAATTACAACTTGTTAAAAGAATATCAGAATTTAATAAAGGTATTTTACAAACCAAAATACTTTCTCATGGAAGTATTGAACAAATAGTAGAATCCATGAATAATAAATTTGTAATAATTATTTTATGTAATCACTATCAATTACGAAAAATGAAAAATGTTTTAAAAGTTTATACAGGTGAATACAACCTTTGTATAGATGAAGTTGATTTTTCCATAAAAACAAAAAATAATTTTACACAAACTGATATTATTCTTAATCAAATTAAAAAGGGTGCAAATAGTATTTTAGGTGCAACTGCAACACCCGTTGCTGTTTTTACAGCACAAAAAGAAATCTCTAAAGTTGTTAAATTAAAACCTAGAAATAATTATCATGGAATTGAATCACTCGATATAAAATTTGTAGATTCATTTATTACAAATGATCCACGATCTGATATTCAAACTATAAATCTCATTTATTCTCAATTACTTAAAAAAAATCGAGCAGTACTCCTTCATAGTGTTACTAAAAAACGTAAAAACCATATTTCTTTAATGAACTATATTTCAGAATTATTTCCAATATTTACAATGGTTGTTTACAATGGTGATGGAATTTATGTTTTATGTAAAAATAGACCAAATTATCATTTTGCAAAACCAAAATCCATAAACCAGTATGGACAATTTATAAATAAATACAACATACTCAATGGATATCACCTTTTTCAAAATTATAGTATATCAGAAGTTTTACAAATTCTAAAAAATGATCCTTTTCATAACCACACTCACATTAGTATAATATCTGGACATCTTGCATCAAGAGGTGTAAGTTTTGTAAGTACTGATTACTCGTTACATTTAACAGATCAATACTACCACGCAACAAAACTTACACATGGAGAAAATTATCTTCAAAATCTTAGAATTCTTGGATGTTATAATGATACAACCCCACTTACATTGTGGTGTAGTGAGCATTCATGGAAATGTATTTTAGAACATAACAAACTAATTAACAGTTTGGTTGATGGTTTAGAAGGTAATTCAAAATGGTTACAAAAAATAAAAAATATAATGATATCAAAACCCCTATCACCATTAACACGACATTCGTTAACTCCAAAAATTAAAAAAATAAGTAATAGTCATTTTTTTTCTTTAGATATATCTGATGATGAAATATAATTTAAAGTTTTAAAATTTTTAAAAATTAAAAAATGGGTAAACAACAATCAAAGGAATATTATATTCCAGATAAAAAAAATTTCAAATTATCGTATTGTGTTCAAGAAAGCATTCATGAAATTGCCGAAAAACATGAATATATAAATTTAAGCAAATTAGTTGAAGAATACACTACTTCAAATTTAGTTTTACAATTACTTTATTATAAACTAAAACATGAAGGATATTCTTTTAAAGAGTATAATGTTATTCCAATTAGTTATCGTATAGACCATATACTTGAATACATATCGGATAAAGGTTTATTTCTTTTTAATAATGCAAGTATTAATGATATAAAAATTATAAAAACGTGTTACGAATCAAATTTAAATACAGTATATTATTTTTTAAATAAAGGAAAAATACTTTTATGTGGTATACTATTAAATGAAGAATTTATACAACATGTTTTAAAAATAGAACCGTTTGATATTCATACTATTATTTCAGATATTATTTTGATAGTTGGGTATGACACTGATTCAATTTATATAAAAACAAATTGGTATGAACATTTGATTAAAATGGAAAATATATTTATAAAAAATATACGGGAAATATGGAACATAGAAATTAAAACATTTTATTAAACAAAAAATAATAAAATTATTAAAAATAATAAAAATAATAAGTAATGAAATTATTATTTATATTATTTATATTACTTTTAATTTTATTATACTTACTAAATAAAAAGGAAAAATTTATGAAATCGTCAAATAAATCTTTTCAAATTGAAAAGTATAGGGATGCTGAAAAATTAGGAAAATTGTATATAAACAAATTTCCATTTGCGACAATTCCAGAACATTGTGCAGTTATGTTTGATATAGATGATACACTTTTATATATTCCAAATAAATATGAAAAAAATGTAACAAATAATTTAACAATTATTAAACCAATCAAAAACCTTTTAGATTTTTGTATAAAAAAAGGACTTCTTGTTATCATTATAACGGCACGTGATATTTCTTATAAAACTGCTACTATACAGGAACTTGATCATCATTCTATAAATTATTCAAGTTTATACCTTCACCAACCATATGAAGGTGAAACACTTGATGATTTTACAATGTTTAAATCAAATATAAAAAAGTACATATTGGAAAAATATAACATAAAAATAATAATGTCAGTTGGTGATCAAAACATTGACGTAATTGGAAAATATTCAGGGTATGGATTAAAGTTGCCTAACAAAACTGATTCACGGTTGTATGAAGTGTATCCAAATAGTTCTCAGTTAACTATTTTTAGTTAAAAAAAATTAAAAAAAATAATGTAATATTAAAAATGAATGTGCAAGAAATAATTAACATAACTCATGAAAGAAAAAATAAATTAAAAATTGCTATTAAAAAGTTAATTGAAAACGTTCACAAAAAGATACTTTACTATGCCAAACATAAAAAAGAAGCATGTACATATTTTATTCCACCAATGGTTGATGACTTTCCAATTTTTGATCGTCCAAGTGCTATAAATGAAATTTACCGTGTTTTAAATGATGAGGGGTACATAGTTACTGCATTTGACAATGGACAACTTGACATTTGTTGGAATGAAAAGTTGGTAAATAAAAAATTGAGTAGCGATCGTTTTTTCTTACAACAACAAGAAAAACGTCTCAATACATTTAATAAAAAAACAAATGCAATTAATGAAAGATTTAATTTTTTGGCAAATCCCAATAAAATTGTCACAGAACTAACATTGGAACAAAAACTTGATCAACAAGTTGAAAAAATCCTTAAACAAAAAGAAAGAGAACAACGAAACATGTCAAAACGACTTTAAATTTTAATAAAATTTAAAGAAATTAATAATAATAAAACAAAATGAGAATACTATCTTTTGATGTTGGTATAAAAAATTTGGCATATTGTATCTTTAATAGTGATACATTAAAGATAGTTGAATGGGACATTATTGATCTCAACGTTGAAGGTTTTTCTGGAAAGATTCCAAGTGGTTTGTACAATTCAACTGCAAAGGCAGCAAATGACATTCATATTACGTTAATAAAACGTTTGGATACACTTCCAATATTACTTGAAGTTGATTACATAGTTATAGAAAAACAACCATCTTTTAATCCTAAAATGAGGATAATAGGTGGATGTTTACAAAGTTATTTTTATATTCGTGGAATAGTAGACCGTACAATTTGTCCAATAAAAAGTATAGAATTTTTTAGTCCCAAACATAAATTAAAGTGTTATACAGGTCCTGAATTACACCTTGAATCCAAGGTAAAAAGTAAATATGCTCAAACAAAGAAGATGGGTATACTTATAGCAAAGAAAAAATTAGAAGAATTTGATGAAAATGTAACCTTTATAGAAAAATTTGAAACAAGTAAAAAAAAAGATGATCTTGCTGATTGTTATTTACAGGCAATAACATTTTGTATATTTAAAAAATTTAAACAAAATGAAACTCCTTTGTTTAAATCATTAACAAAACAACAAATTAAAAAACAATTAAAAGAATATCTTGATACAAAAATTAGAGTTTATACAGTCAGTGAATTATTACAACAAGAAATTGAAAAAAATGTTGTTGAAGCAGTACTATCATCACCTTCACAAGTTTTACAAAGTTTAAAAACAAAATATAATTCTATAACAAAGGAAACTATTATTTCTATTTTTACAGATCTTTCAATGAAAATGTATTTATACTATCACTATGATCTTACAACTGGATTTGTTTCAAATAAAAAATTCTAACGTTGTAAAAAAATAAGTTTTTCTTTAAATGATGAAATTGTACGAAAAAATACACCTCTAAGTGAAATAGGTGTTGAAGGATTTTTATTTTCAATACTATTTAAGAGTGTGTCTACTGATACCCACCTTATAGCAGTTTTTTCAATAATTTTTGAAGTATTTTCAAATTGATATTTTAAAAAATTTGAAATTTTTATGAAAGTATCACTGTAATTTAAAAAATCTATATATACAGGATACATATAATATGGACTACCGTTAAGTGTTTTTGAAATTATTTTATTATTTTCATTAATACGTGTAGTACATTCTTGAATTGACAATATAGCACCTAGAGATTCTTCATAAAATTCTCTCGTTGCTGTATTTATTGGATTGTTACGATCTTTAAATTCACACCTCCCTCCAAAATCTGACCAATCGTTATCATTATCCTTTCCCAATAAGAAAAAAAGTTTTCCATTTGGGTCAAATGTATATGGTAGAATACCTGCTGAATATTTTATTGATTTATTTGATTTTTTATATGACCATGATGTATAATTATTATTATAAAAATAATTATTTTCAACCATTTTTAATTAAGTTATTTTTATTTTTTTAAGTTTAATTAAATTGCTAATAATTTTGATAATTTTGATAATTTTGATAATTTTGATAATTTTGATAATTTTGATAATTTTGATAATTTTGATAATTTTGATAATTTTGATAATTTTGATAATTTTTAATATTAGGTAATAATAAATGTTTATAGTAGTAATTATTATTGTAGTTTTGTTAATAATAAATTTATTAAAAAAAAAAAATAGTTCACAATTTGAAAAACAAAAGTACATAAATGCTGGTTTTGCAAATATAGAAGATCCATACACGATGCCTGTAGTTAAATTAAATATAGTAACTCCACAAGAAGCACAACATATATTAGATGTAACAAAAAACAAATTTAAGGATTCTTTAATAATCGGTGGAATGGATACAAATATACGAAAGAGTCAAACAACATGGTTGTACAGGAGTGATCCAATTATTTACAATATAACAAAAAGAATTTGTGAACAATATAACTACCCAATTGAAAATGCAGAACCTTTACAAGTTGTCAAATATAAACCTGGTGGATTTTATAATGATCACCATGATTCATGTTGTGATGACGATGAAAAATGTAATGATTTTGTACAAGAAGGTGGACAACGAGTACTAACTGTATTAATTTACCTTAATGATGATTTTGAGGGTGGTGGAACACAATTTTCAGAAATTAATGAAATTATTAAACCACCTAAATATGGAGGAATTATATTTAGACCTATGGCAAATGATTCTAATAAATGTCATCCATTGGGACTTCATAAGGGTATGCCTGTTAAATCGGGTGTTAAATATGTTTGTAATTTATGGATTCGAGAGGGTGTTTACAAATAATTTTTTTTTGCGTTATATCTTTTTTAGAAATGTAATATAAGTAATTAAATAATACTATATTAATAATGAGTGATTTTGTAAACGATGGAGATGAAGAAATTATTCGAGTCGATAATGGTAATTCAAAACAGAAAAGAATATCTTTAAAAAATATTGAACCTGTAAAGGGTATTCAAGTAATTCGTAACGAATCACCAAGTATTAGTTCAGATGATTCATATATATCACAGCGACCTAAAAAAACTAAAAAAGTATTAAGAAAACGGGAAACTTTTTATAAACAACCACAACCTTCATCAAATAATTATTCTTCCTTCTCAAATCCCAAAAAAGTACATGAACAACAAAATGAATTATCAGATGATGATGTAAGTGAATATCAAAGTGAATCTGAACAAAGTGAAGTTCATGGAGAAGAAACAAATGATGCACCTCCAACAACCCAAAAAGAAACATGGGAGGATAAACAAAAACTAAAACAAGAACTTTTAATAAAAATCCATGCCCTTGAAAAAAGAGGATTTGAATTTTCAAAGAAATTTAACATGACATCCAACTACGAAGAAATGATGTTTGAATATGAAAAAATTAAAAAATTTGTTGAATCCCAAGCAGCAATTAAATTTTCACGACGTTGTTTGATGGCATGTGTAACTGGTCTTGAATTTTTAAATAAACGTTTTGACCCATTCCATCTTAAATTAGAAGGTTGGTCAGAAAATGTTATGGAATCAGTTGAAGATTATGATAATGTTTTTGAAAAACTCCATGAAAAATATGGAGGAAAGTCAGAAGTTGCTCCAGAAATAGAACTTCTTCTTATGTTAGGTGGAAGTGCATTTATGTTTCATCTTACAAATACACTCCTCAAGGGACCTGGTTTAATGGGTGGAGGTGCTGGAATGGTTGCTCAAAATAATCCAAACTTTATGGCATCCATGATGGGTGCATTGAGTCAAGGGATGAAAGAAGCATCAAAACCTCCATCTGGTCCACAAATGGCACAAATGTATCAACAACAACAAAGTGTTCCACAAGGTGGTCCTGTTGATATACGAAACCACCTCGACCATCGTCAAGCAGCATTTCCCAAACCCATGGATACACGTGTAGGAAGACAGGAAATGAGAGGACCATCAATTGATCAAAATTTATTTCAAGGAACGTCATTAGCAAATAATAATTTCCAACAACCTATCAAACCTATACCACCACCAGGTCCACCACCAGGTTCACCACCAGCTCCACCGCCGAGTCCACAACCGGGTCCACCACCAGGTCCACCACCACACAATTATTATGATGATATAAAGGAGGATGATCGTTTTTCAATTGCATCAAGTGATTCGACATTAACAAGTATGAATAGTGAAACCTTTTCAAAGAATATTACAGTTAAAAAAATAAATGGAAAAAAGGGAAATAATAAAAAATCAGATGGATTTGAATTAAATATTACATAAATTTTAATTTTTAAATCAAAAAAAATAAATGTTATTTATTAATAATAATATTCATTTTTTTAATGAGTAGATTAAATTTTGCACCAATCTCGGAAGCATTTTATTTGGGATCCAATAAAATTAAGGATACCCAAGAAGAAATTAATAAACTTAAAAAATTAATAGGAGATTCGAATGTAAAGGAATCTTTTACAAATGATGATGAAAAAAAACAATCAATTATAAATAAAGAAAATAAATATAAAACGAATAAAAACCAAGGTGAACAACAGCGTAAAATCAAAAGTAACAATGATATTATTTTAGAAGCATCACAATTACCAGAATTTGACGCTTTTGTAAAAAAATATATGTTACTTAAACACCCAAATAATAAAGAAAAATTTGGAAATACAAATACAAATACAAATACAAATACAAATACAAATATATATTCAACAACAGTTTGTTCAAATTTAAAAAATTATTTATTATTTTTTGTTGTTGCACTTGTTATATACCTATTATTAGAAAAGATGTTTGCAAAAAATTAAATTTTAATTTCTTGCCAAACGTAAATTTTTCTTTTCAGGTGAAATTTTTACCTTTACGTTTGTAACTTCAGATATTTCAGGAAATATAAAATTATGTTTATCTAAATTTAAATAATATCCATCAATACTATCATACCTATTTCTATATTCTTGAATATCAAGATACCCTCCAAACATTTTTAATGTTTCTCTGGGAGGTGCTGCTTTGATACTTATAGCATGTTCAATTCCGTAAAGTTGTTGAACTAAAAATGTTATGAGTTGACTTCGTTCCATTTTTAAGTGATCACTCATATTAAAGTTGTATGCTTTTGCACAGTTCCATGAACAAAAAATTCCCATAAATGTAAATCTTTTTCTTAAAGAATCATATTTTGTAGGTATTGTGCAAGGTATATTTTCAAAACGGTGACAACACCACCAACAACAAATATCACATTGAGATGGCCATTCATTATCTTTTACAACATTTTTACAACATGTTATTACACGTAATCGTTTTATTGATTGTTCTTTGATACTTTCAGTAAAATCAGATACGTATTTTTTTGTTTCTTTGTAAAATTTTTCTTCATTTAAATTAATTATATTTTCAATTGGTATTTCAGTATCTTCTTCTGATTCAAGTTCATTTTCATTTATTAATTGTGAACTTTGTCGGGGTAGAACATTTTTTAATAATCCTTTAAATGAATTTTCATTTGTTTCAACATTATTTTTTTTACTTATTGTTATATTTAAATTGCCAAATGAAACAGTTTTATTTTCAATTGGTATTTCCTGAATTTCTTCATCAGATGAATACACAATATTATGATTAAAATTATTTATATTTTCCCTATTTATAATTTTATCAAAATTTTCAATTTCATATTTCTTTTTACGACCTCGTTTCTTTTTTTCACAAATAATATGTTGTTCGAGTGTATTTTTAGGTTTGCGACCTCGTTTCTTTTTAATTTGTTCATCATTCATTTCTAAGATACTAGAATTTTAATATGGTATTCTTTAAATTCACTTAAAAAAATAAAAGATATTTAAAAATAATATGGACAATAATTTAATCGTTTTTTCACAGGGAGTTGTTGTAGGTCTTTTTTTATCCAAATATATTGATTACATAAAAAATATTAAAAAAGTTGAAAATGTTGAAAATGTTGAAAATGTTGAGTGTTCAAGAAATCATTTTATACAATCTGTTTATTTCGTGTGTGAAATAACCGATTTTGACATGTTCAATACACTTTTTCCAGATTACCCAAATACACATAAAGTTCAACCAGGGTGGATATACAAAAATGGAACTATCAAAATAAATCTCGATATTGCAAACTATTTAAATTCACTTGGGTTTTTTGAATATTTTTATAATGATTTTTTTAATATAAAGAAAAATGGAGAGTATTGTATCGATATTGATGTTGAATTATTTAAACAATTTGGAAATACGTATATTTATATTGAATATTTTCTTAATAAAAGGCATTTTATAAATGTATATACGTATGGAGATGAAATTTTAAGTACAGAATTTCAATATACAAATTCAAATTCAAATTCAAATTCAAATTTTTATTATTTGATGTATGAAGATAAAGAAATAGATATAACAGAATATTTTTGTCTTTTTTTAAATAATGATAAACCACTTACACTTAAAAAAATTTTATTATATTATGATTGTGAAAATAGAGAAAAACTTGTGTTAAAAGTTTATTCACAAAAAAATTATAAAATAATTGAATATAATGAATTAATACAAGTAATTTAAAAAAATAAAGTATAAAAATTGAAAATGTCTTTTGAAAATTATCAACTATACATTAAAACTGTACAATCACAAAGTATTAAGATTCTTATTGAATCTTTAAAAGAAGTTCTTACAGATATAAATATTTATTTTGATTCAAATGGTTTTAAAATAATGACAATGGATAATGCAAGAGTTGCACTTGTGTATGTAAGACTTTTAAAAGATAATTTTGAAGAATATTTTTGTGATTCTAAACAAATGTGTGGAATAAATATGATTTATTTTTTCAAATTACTTAAAACAGTTGGAAATAGTGATGTACTTACACTATTTATTAAAAAAAATAATATCAATGAATTGGGTATTCGAATTGAAAATAAAGAAAAAAATACAATTATGGAATCCTATCTTAAAATGTTAGATATGTCTGAAGAAAAACTTGAAATTCCAGATATTTCTTACGATTCTGTAATATCCATGCCTTCAGTTGATCTTCAAAAATATTGTCGCGATCTTTCTGTTATTAGTAATCAGGTAATTATTTCAAACACTGAGTCTAAGTTTATATTAGAATCAAACGGAGATTTTGCATCTCAAAAAATAATTATCGGTGAAGCACAAAATGGACTCATTTTTTCTAAAAAGAATCAAAATGTAAGTGAAACATTTGATTTAAAATATCTTAATTCGTTTACAAAGAGTACAAATTTGTGCAGTACGGTTGAAATTTTCTTGAAGATGAATTATCCATTGGTTATTGAATACAATGTTGCAAATTTGGGTAAATTACAATACTGTTTGGCACCAAAGGTTAGGGAAGATTAAAATGTAATCAACTTTTTACAATGTAAATTTAATTTAATGAACTTTTTACAAAAAAATAATATATTCCTTAATACTAAATGCCAACTGGATTAACAACTGCGTGGGGATACCCTGTAGGCGCTGTCGCAAACCAGTTTCAAACAATGATGATGGGAGACCATCCACTTACATACGAACTTGGAATGACAAGTTATCCACCTAGTTTTGCAGCTGGATTTCAAAGTCCACTTGTAGGAATTGCTAATGGAAATTCAATGAGAACTCCTAAAAGTGCGTTTGGAAAGAAAAAGAGAAAAACAACAAAAAGAGGAAAAAAGGGTATCCCGGTACGTATAAAGCGAATGTGTAAACGATTAAAAATTAAACTAACTCGAAAGGTTGGAAAACGGAGAATTGTAAAAACTTTAAAACAATTAAAAAAGGAAATTGCCAAGAAATTAAAAAAAAGTTCAAAAAAAAAAAACTTCAAAAAAAAAGTATATTTATAG